GTCGCCTGGGCATGGGGGGAGGGTATGGGGCCGCCTCGCGCCGTCTAAGGTGCCATTCTACCACTCTCGGGACACTGGCAGCGGCAAGCCGCCCGCCGCCCCTCTGGGGGGCTCTGGCCGCGTGCTCTGCGTCTTGTTGCCCTTTCGCTGGTTGCAGCTTCTATGCACGAGCTGCACGTTGCTTCGTTCTATGGGCGAGCCGCCTTTGCTCACCGGCACGATCTCGTCTACCTCTGCGCTCATTGGGTGCGGGGTCTTGAGGCTCTTGTCTATTCTCTTGCCGCATAGTGCGCATGTGTCTTGGGTGTGCAGCAGCCACGCCCTTATCTCTCTGCGCCTGGCACCGTTCTTGTACCTGATATTGGCCGCCATATAAGCCCCCCTCTGTAAGCCCCTATATACGCCCCCTGTATAAGGCCTCTGTATGCGCCCTCTGTATAGCCCCCTATATGCGCTTTTATACAGCCGCTTTTACGGGAATGTCCATATAGGGGCTTTTTCATGGATTCGGCCTTTATGGGGTCTTCTTTTTTTTGTCTATAGACCGTCCTGCGGCCTTTCTGGAGGACTTCTTTTCAAGAAGCCCTTTCCGAGCGTCTTCTAGCCGCCGTTGGAGCCGATCTTTCTACGGCCGTCGTATGCGGCTTTCTTATCGGCCTTTTTGCCGACTCCGCCGCCGTACACCTGGCTCTCGCCCCAATAGCCGACCTCTGAAAGGCTGTCTCCGTCGAACGACAGATCGCCCGCCCTTGCCTTGTACTCGAAGACCCGGCTGTTCGGATTGTCCGAATACGCGCCATCGCCCGCATATATCTCTGCGTATTCGCGGGAAAGCGTCACCCAATCTCCCGTGTTCAGCTCCCCCACTGGCGCACCTCGGTAAACGGTCACGATCGCGTCTGGCCTACCCTGGACGCTTCGCATGACGTTGAGCGATTCTGCTCCGCCTGTGCTCATTGGCAGGTAGTCGCGGGCGTTCGCTAGGAAGTCGCGGGGGAAATACCGACCGCTTGATAGGTTGTCGATCGTCGCAACCTCGTCTGGGTACCTCTTCGGGTTCCCTGGTCTATGTTGAAGCATGTAGTCTGCTGCCATCTCGAACCTCTCTCTGATAGTTCTCTTAAATCCATTCTAAGGTGCCTGGTCGCATTTCGGCAAGCTGAAAAGTTGCATTATGCGACCGAACAGGATATGCTCAGGTGTAGTCAATTGTGTAGGTTTTGTGTGCTTTATGCTATACGCCTATGCCTATACTCATCATACGCATATATAATGGGGGCGCACCTTGAAAATGAAATGAAATCAAGTAGAGCATACGGAGGCTTTGTATGAAAGCGATTTCTTTACATCCCTATTGGGCTATGGCCGTTCTGGCCGAGGAGAAAACGATCGAGTGCCGGTCTTGGACCACGTCGCACCGCGGAAAGATGCTTATATGCTCGACCGCCCACAAGGAACCCGGCACCATACCCGGGCACGCGCTGGCGGTCGTGGATCTGGTAGACGTGGTGCCGTTCGAGCCTGAGCACCTAGAGGCCGCGTGTATGGAGTCGATGCCTGACAGGGATTGCTACGCCTGGGTCTTCGGCGAGGTCTGGGCGGTGGAGCCGTTCAGGGTCAGGGGGCAGCAGCGCCTCTACACCGTGCCTGACGATTCGATCAGGATCATACCGGAGGATGCCGAGGCCGAGGAAGTCGAGACGATCTACAGCGGTCTTTTCATCTGACAGCAGCCCCGCCGTGCGCGGGGCTTTTTCGTGCATGGGTATTTGTGTATGTTTTGTGCTTTATATCATATACGCGTGTGCCTATACGTCAGTCGTGTATGATGTTCTTGCACCTGTAAAACGCAATAGAGATTGAGGGGTGGACGTATGAAGTTCACGAAAACACATGAGAAGCAGCTGCGGGAGTTCATGATCATCATGGACGGCGGCGGCTGCGTGCCGGTGACCGAGTGGACAACCGGTAAAGGGCGGTACACGTCTATCAAGGCGCTGCCGCCGTTCGTTAGTCGCTTCGAGCGGGTCGAGTACCCCGAGACGGCGAGGCCGAGCCACGGAACGCCCGAGAGGGCGGCATACGGGTTCTTCCTCAAGAACCCTCGCAGGAAGGCCGTTCTTGTGCTCGACCGCGAAGCCCTCGCGGCTTTCCTATTCGAGAACGCTCACGGTAAGGAGTTTTAAGATGACTGCTTTCGGAAAGCTCGTGTCGCTCGGATTCGATGAGCATGAGGCCGAGTGCTTCAGAGACGGATGGGAGTTCGTCGTCGTGTCTGACGAGGTTCGCAAATCGGTCTATGTGGATGCCCTGGAGTTCAGTGGCGTTTGCTATCGCTATGACATTGACGGTCTCTATTACGAGATCGAGGATGCTGTAGTCGATGCGGCCGAAAAGGCTGGGATCGGGTACGAAACCCTGGATACTGAGGTTCTGTGGGAGACTTGCATAGATCTGGCGTGTGAAATATCCCACGAGTTTCATCGTCTTCGTCGGCGAATCGGAGCCGACGGCGGTAACCGGTAAATGAGACTGCGAGGCCTCGGATCGGAGGCCTTGCCTCGTTTTTTTGCGAAAGGTGGAGAAATGAAAGCAAGCGATCTGACGGCGGAGGAGCGGGAGCTTTTCGCGCCCTGGTACGTTAAAGTTGCGAGGTTTGCGGCGGTCTTGGCTTTGGCGCTGCTCTGCTGCGTCGATGACGTGCCGATCTTCTAGAGGAAAAGCCCCCGATCTGGGGGCTTTTTTCATGCCTTGTTCGAGAGGCGGCGCACCTGGTCGCAGGTTACGTACTGCTCATAGGCCGGTATCGAAATATCGCGCATGAACTCGTTGCGCTCGTATTCGTCCTTGAACACCACCACCGTGTAGAAGTTGATGTTGTTCGCGTCCTTCAACGCCTCTCGCCCGCTTTCTCGCGCGGCCTTGATCTCGTCTAGCCGCCCCTTGACCTGCTCTGCCTCGGGCGTGTCGAAAAGCTCGCTGAAACGATCGTCCCCGTCGAACATGAAATCGACGTCGAGCTGCGAGAATCCCATATCATCGAAAGACAGGTCGAACTCGGCGGTCATGTCGGCCAGCTTGTCCATGTCCCAATCGCCCATCATGGATACGTTGTTTAGCTGCACGTTGAGCGTGGCCTCGTCTCGATCGTCAACGTCGATGACGCATACCGTCAGGTCGTAGTCCCCGCGCTTCTCCAACGCGTCGAGCTGCTTCAACCGCTGGTGGCCGGAAACGACGTTGCCCGTCCTCTTGTTCCATACGATCGGCTGCACGAGGCCGAACTTCCTTATGCCCTTGCGAAGCCGCTTCTCGTTCTCCTTGTCGAGTATGCGCGGGTTGTAGGGCGCTCCCTTGAGCTTGTCGCGCGAGATCGTCTCGGTCTCGAAGCTCTGGTATCTGCTGATGTTCTCGTTTTCCATTCTATCGGCCTCCGTATTCCTCGAATCTTCTGACAGCCGCCTCGGCGTATGGATAGAGCCTCAAGACCTTCTCGTAATCGTCCGGGAACTGCTGCTTTATGAAAGCGAGGTTCGGGCCGTCGATGCTTCGGAAGGAGAAGCCCAGCTTCTCGTATTCCACGGGCAGCTTGAGCTTCCGGTGCTTTATGTACTTGACCACCTCGCCCTTCTTCCACCCGCTTATCGGGTAGAACCTGCCTCGCTTCTCGTCTATCGAGCCGCTTTTCTTTATCATGGCGCGTCTGATCAGCGAGTCGGCGATGCGCTCGCCCGCCGCTATCCAGTATATCCCCGTCTCGCTCCTCACGTAGTCGTACACCTCGTTCATGCCGACCACGGGAACCGTCCAGTCGGGGTCTCTGTACGCCCCGTACCTGAACATGGGCGATACGTCGAAGTGCGGTAGCCTCATTATCTCTATGCCGTACTTCCGCTCGTAGAAGCGCAGGTTACGCTCCTGAAACTCCATGTCGGGGCATTGGTACATGAAGAACGCCGCAACGCGGTCGAAGTGCCTCATGCACAGGTCGAGCGTCACCACGGAATCCTTGCCGCCCGAGAAGCCCACTATCACGCTGTCCGTGACCTTCGCCATAGTCTTTATGGGGTCGTATAGTATCGTGCTCATGGCCCACCTCCTCCCTCTTATTCTACGCAAAAGAAAAGCCCCGCGAAAGCGGGGCGATCCTTCGAGGCCTTAGCCTCCGTTTCCGCCGAGCGAGCGGCGGCGGCTGATGTTGCTCATGGCGCGGCGGCCTCCCTGGGTGAGCTGGGCGCGGCTGGTGCGTCGGTCTTGGCCGAAAGCTGCCGCAGCGTCCTGCAAGCGGCGGCGGCGGGTGTCGGTTCGCCAGGAGGAAACGCCGGTGTTGCGTTCGATAAGCCCTCGAACGGTTCGCGGAGTAGCCATGTCTTCACCTCTTTCCATCGGTTCCATGCCTCAATGGTACCGAACGCCTCCGCGACGTTAAAAGTCCCGATTCGTCTCATTGAGGATTTTTTCGAGGTCGTATATGGCGGCGTTGAGAACCCTGTAGGCGCTCGTCCTCGAAACGCCGATCTTCTCGCCCGCCTCCTCTATCGTCAGCCCATCTATGTAGACCATCCTCAGCATCTCCTGATGCCGGAAGCCTATGCGGCTCAAAGCCGCGAGCGTCGCTCTCTGCACCTTCTCGAACTCCGCCACCTTTTCGGCAAGGTGATCGCCCATGCACTCCCTGCCCGTTATCCTGCCCATCTGGCGCACCATGACCGACGCGGTTTCGGCGGACTCCATCGCCATCCTGTACCTCGACATGAACACCCTGCCGTCAGTCTTCATCGCTCATGTCCTTCCTAACAAGGTTCTTGATGTAGACGCTCTTGTTGCCCTGCTTCGCGATATGCTCGTAAACATCCAGGTCGCCGGGGTAGAAGCAAAGCGAGATCTGCTTGTACCTCCCCTCGGCCTTTATCCTGCTGCGGTATCGCTCGTTTGCCTCGTTCTGCGCGTTGCTAGCCATTTCCTACCACCTTCCAAACAATGATCGACATGTACTCTTCGCGCCTCTTGCGCGGGTGCTTCGTCACCTCTAGCTGCGTGACCTGCGAATCGTCCCTGTACGCGACTCCGTTGAGCGCGTCCAGCACCAGCTTCGCTATGTTGTCGGGATCGGGCTTCAAGGTGTCGGGTTCGCTTTCGACCTTCTTCGGGCGCGACTTCGGCAGGGAGCGGAAAACGTCGATCTCGATTCTTATTTCCCCGTCCATCAGCCCGCCGCCCTCTGCGATATATGCCTCTGCGATTCTGTTCTCGCAGTCCGTGAACTTCTTCGGTGTCCATACCCTGCCGTTTCGGTTCACCCTCGGGCGCGGCTTGCCCATCACCTCGCCCTTCACCGTGAAGAACACGCTATCCATTCAGCACCTCCAGCATCTCCCTGTATGCGGTGTTCTGCTTGCGCCTGTTCGCCCCGTCCACCTTGACAGGGAGGCACCTCTCAAGTATGCGCCCGTATATCCGAGCAGCCATAACGTCCTTCGGGTGCTTCAACTCGTCGGCGGTGAGGTTCGTGCTCACGATGATAGGCTTCTTCGCCCTGTACCGCGCGTCTATGATGCTGTACACCTGCTCCTGCATGTACTCGCTCGACCGCTCCACGCCCAGATCGTCCACTATCAGCAGGTCGTAGCCCGAAAGCAGCCTGACGTAATCGACATTCTTGAACTGGTCTCGCTGCATCCTCGCTATGAGGCTCGGGAAGTTCGTCATCAGAACGGTGTAGCCATCGTCTATGAGCCGGTTGGCGATGCAAGCGCTGTAGAACGTCTTGCCCGTTCCAACGTCCCCGAACATGAGGAGGCCCTGCCCCTTGCCCCTGAACGTCTCGAAGTGCGAGGCGTAGTTGCGCATCTGCCTCGAAATCTTCGGGTTCTGCCCATCGTCGGCATCGAAGGTCATCTCCGAGCAGTCGCTCTCCTCGAAGCTCTCGATCCTCGCCCGCTTGAGCCTTGCCCTTCGCTCCTTCTCCCTGAATCGCTCCTCCTCGGCCTTCATCGCGTCTGCCTGGCACTTGCACACGCAGCCCACGACGGCCTCCTTGCCCGTGAACGGGTGGGTTATGACCGTCTGCCTCGGCGTGTTGCAGTTCGGGCAGTATATGAGGCCGTCTTTCTCGTATCCCTCGGGAATGTTGCTCACCCCCTGCCTGATTATCTCGTTGATGCCTTCCGCTATGTTCATCGATCAGGTCACTCCCCTATGTCAATTGTCATCTGCGAAAGCCTGTCTCTGGCTATTTCGCAGTATTCCTCGCTTATCTCGAATCCGATGTAGCGCCTCCCCGTGCTCTGCGCCATCTTGGCCGTCGTTCCGCTGCCCGTGAACGGGTCTAGGATAACGTCCCCTGGGTTGCTCCATGACAGTATGTGATCTCGTGCAAGCTCTTCTGGAAAGACTGCGGGGTGCTTGGTCTTGTTAACTCCTCTCGAAACATGCCACACGTTGAACCTTCTGCTCGTTTTCTTCACGGTTCGGGTTCCTTCTTTGTATCGCCTGTCCTCGCGGCACGATCTGGTTTCGCGCTTCGACACGTGACCTGCGCTCTTGTTCTCCCTATCCGCCAGAAGGTTCAGGGTTTTCGGCTTTCCCTTCGAGAAGACGAACATATACTCGAAAACATCGTAGTATCTTCCCTCGGTAGGAGCTGCTGGGCTTGGTTTCTCCCAGATCATCGTGTCGTACAGACGAAAGCCCGCTTCATGGAAGGCTAGCGCCTGTTTGAACGGCTCCATGCTCTCTCCGCCGTTTACGCAGTGATCGCAGACGATCCATACGACTACTCCGCCCTGCTTCGTAACCCTGAAAAGCTCGCGCACCACGCTTTCAACGTCGAACGAAAAGCCGTTGTACTTGCGAAGGTTCCCATACGGAGGGCTTGTCACGGTGAGGTCCATGCAGCAGTCGGGAAGCTCCCTCATGCCGTCCACGCAGTCGCAGCACTTGATGTAGTCGAGTTGCATCAGAAATCCCACTCCGTTTCGTCGCTAGGCTTGTAAGCCTGTTTCTCGGCCCTTCTGCCGTCTCCTCGCTCCCAGTTCCTCACGGCGGCTTTCCAGTCCTTCATGGGGTTCCTGCCGACCTTCCAGCCGTTTGATTCGTAGTAGTCGATGAACCGCTGCGGGTCGATGCTGTTGCCTCGCTCCTTGCAGTAGTCCGACACTTCCGCGAGCGTGGGGGGCGCGAAGCGCTTTCTCTCTCTAGTGTTTCTTCTAGTAATATCTTCTTCTAGGTTATGGGGGGAACTTTTTTCCACGGGGGGTGTGGAACTTTTTTCTACGCCCCGTGGAACTTTTTTCTCCACCCCTGTAAGTTTTTTCGCCACCCTGTAATCATTGAACGTCACGCCGTTTTCGACTCTCGTTCGCTTTTCCAGGTATCCGCGATCGCACAGTTTCGCAAGGTTGTTCGAGACCGTCTTCTTCGATGACTGGCACCATTCGGCGAGATACGCCCTAGACCCCGTGAACCACGAAGAGCCGTCCTGCGAGAATCCGTGGATGCACGCGAACAATATCAGCTCGTTCCCGCCAAGATGAAGGTCGTTCACCATGAACGCCTGTATGCTCACGTACGAGCTTTCTGGTACGGCCATGTATTCCCACCTCCTAAAACAAAACCGCCCGCGCAGGTGACAGACTGCACGGGCGGCTCGTATTCCATCCCTTACGCAGCACCTAGATCGATCCTAGATCGCACAGTGCCGCTTGTCAGGCTGAAAGCTATGTTAGCGAACGCTGTCACCCGTTCTCGGATCATTATAGCGCATCATGCGCCGTTTTCCCCTCGCATATCGCGACTATATGGGAGCAGAGGCCGTCAGGTATCCTCGCCCTGTCCCTGCTGCCCTTGATGCCCTGCGTACCCGTCCTGGCACCCCTGGGCGCTCTCACATGGCACGGATCGCCGTTCTTGCACGGAGGCTTGAAGCTCGGTTCGGGATGGTTCGTCCAAATGTCCGTCGGCTTCATGCGCGAATCGCCGTACTGGCAGTACGTGACCGTGTAGCGGGGCTTCCCACGCATCCATTCCATCTTGCGCAAGCCGCCGCGCGGGTTCTCGATGAACCAGTATCGGGGCTTCAACTCCTCTATCAGGCGCAGCATGTTCAGGTTGACCCGATCGCACTTCGCGGCATAGTCGCTCGCAGGTTCCAGGCTCCCCGTGTCCGGGTTCTTGCGCCTATGGTGCGATATGGCGGCTATGCTGTAGGTCGTGCAGTCGGGCGATGCCCAGATAACGTCAGGCCTCCCGAACCGCTCCAATATGTCGGATGCCGTGACGAACTCTATATCCTCGTGGAGGTCTGCGGGAAAGCTCTCGTCGTAGTCGATGCTGAAAACCTCGTGTCCCCCGCGCTCGAACGCTCGGCCTATCGACCTCGTTCCCGAGAACAGCTCTAGAACCTTGATCGTCATCGCCTCCTTCAAAGAGAACGCCCGCGCAGGTATCTTGCTGCACGGGCGTTCGGTGTTTACATGGCGGAAGGGGCAGGATTCGGACCTGCGGCTCCCTGGGGAGCGATCGGTTAGCAACCGATGGCGATAAGCCTCTCCGCCACCCTTCCGCTTGGTAGTTCGCCGGAGACTTGAACTCCGATCGGTCGGTTATAAGCCGACTGCTCTGCCGTTGAGCTAACGAACTCCCGACATTATACCCGTTTAATCGACCTCTTCTATGAGACGTTCGATGCAATCGGCGCATTTCCTCAGATCGTCCGCGCCGTTCTTCCAGCACCAGCGCCAAAGGTACTTGAAAGCGCATCCCCACCACCATATGACCATAGGCGAGTAGGTGGATGGCACGAGAAACATCATGGACTTCATAGCCCTCTGGCAGTCGACCTCGCCGTCTCCTTCGTAATGCCCAGGGTTGGCTTGCTTATTGGAGGCCATGCACTTCCGCCTCCTCGCAAGCGTAATCGTCTCGGTGGGTAGGCTCTAGTAGCTTCATGCACCACCCCGCGCCGCATCCGCAGCACATGCGGAAGTGCTCGCAATCGCCGCATGTATGTTCCGGCTCCCGCTTCTCTTCGGGGTCGGTCCAGTCTTTGTCGTTGAGTCCGAAGCTCATTCGCCCACCACCTTCGCACCGCAGTCGGGACAGAACGCGCATCCGTCTTCGACCTTCGGGCTCCCGCAGTTTCTGCATCCCCTTTCTATGGCGGGGATTTCCTCGCCGCTCATGAACGATTCGAACGCCCTGCTGCATTCGATGCATACGGGATACATGTATTCGGACGCGTAACGCACTTCTCCCGAGATTCTGAACCCTAGCTTCCTATGCGGCACGTAATTGGTCAGGCACCTGACGGTATCGAGCGGTTTCCCGCATCTCTCGCATTTGCTCATCGGTCGGCTCCTTCCACGAGCGCTCCGCAATTCGGGCAGAAGTTCGGCTCGTAGAATGCGTCTAGATTCTCTTCGTCCATTTCTGCCATATCTAAATGGATGCTGCATTCAGAGCAGAGGAAAACTCCCTTTCCACTTTTCGTGGAGTCGTTTCGGCACGTCCACTCGGGCGCAGGCTCTATGAGGTCGGCGAGGTGCATCGTCATGGACGCGACCGTCTTCGGCGAATCGACTACGTTGAACATCCACCTGAAAAACTGATCGCGCGGCATCAAGCTCGCGTAAAGGCCCTCGTCGCGCAGCCTGCGCGCCACCTCGCGGCGCTTTTCGTCAGTCGTCTTCATCGTTCCTCCTCGTAGTATCCTCGCGCCCGGTTCTTCCTTATCACGGCATCGTGCGCCATAGCCACCTGCTCCTGCGTGGCGTTCAGATCGTCTAGCATGGTCTCGACCGCATGGACAACATCCAGCAGCTCCACGATAAGGGGCATGGCCGAGGCGGGCTGCCCGAGCTTCGCCTTTTTTCGGGCCATCTCAAGCTCCCGCTCCGCCTCGTTCGCCTCCTCGAAGACCTTGCATATCTGGCGTTGGAGGGTGTGCCGCTCCTTCGTCCTGGGGAAGTTTCTCCTGTACATCAGACCATCCCCATAAGGAACCTGGCAAGCGTGTAGCAAAGCGTCAGGCAGACCGTTGACAATACGGCGCATAGGCACGCAGCGAGCGTGAATACTATGATCGCTGCGGCTTTCTCGCTGATCTTCCTGTTATTCTCCATCGCGTTCACCTCCGAAAGCAGCATTGAAGATAGCATCATTGAAAGCATTGATCACGTCGGCCAAAGATTCTGGTGATAGAACGTCCTCCTCTTCCTGCGCGTGCTCCCTGATAACGTCGTTGAATCGACCGTTGTTGCCGTATGCTTTCTTGGCGATGCAGAGCAGAAGACCCTTCTCCGCGTCGTAATAGTCGTATTCGCCGCACATCACGACGGTCTTAGTGCCGTCCTTCCATAGGACGATGGTCGCAGGGTCGTTGTAGATGACCTTCTCAATATCGAACGGTTGTACGATTCCGTCCTTTTCGGAAAGCTTTCTGCTTTCGAAGGTGTATTTTTGATCGTTGCCGACACATACGATCTGACCGAAGACGTTTTCGACTTCTTCGTATTCCTGCTCGAAGCCGATGCTTTCGACCTCGAATCTTTCGCCGCCGTATGAGAGGGTGCCGTATTCCATCCTATTCTCCCTCCTCGTGCTCAGAGACCTCGTGCTCAGAGACCGCTTCATACAGCCTCTCTTCGTATATTTCAAGAAGTTCCTCGTAGAAGTATTCGATGAAGTCTCGCTTGCTGAAATATTCGGGAACTTCATGCAGCGCTTTCCTGAGCCATTCCTCGAAAGAATCGAACGATTCTACGCCATCGTTCTCACGAGCCGAGACTTTGACAAACTTGTAAACCGACTCTTCCGCGATTTCTTTCCGGCCGCGCTCGATCACGCGTCGGTCGTACTCGGAAAGCCTCGCGTCCTTTTCTGCCGCCGAATCCAGCTTCGCTTTCAGGCTGCTGATTTCGCTATCGCATTTGCGCTCGTAGAGTTCGAGTTCATCGGCGATTTCCAAGACCGCTTTTGCAAGTATGATTTCAAACTTCGTGATTTTCATGCCTTTCTCCTTTCGCCTATGTAGGCTGTCTCACAACTCTATGACCATCTGGTTCTCGTCCTCGCCGAGCACCCTGTTGATCTTCCTCAACGGGGCGAACGTGTTCATCGCGCGTGATTTTATCTCGCGCTTGTATCGCTCGATCTCCTCGCGGTCGTTCGTCTTGTAGAATCCCCTGCACGAAGACGATCTTATGAGAACGTAGTCGCTCCCATCGTCGTACTCGGAAAGCCGATGGAGCACGTTTCGAACCCATCGCCTGTCAGTCCCCCATAGGTCGCAAAGCTCGGCGTATGTCATGCTGTTTCCTCGGCCTGTCGGGATCGTCTCCCAGTATTCCTCAAGATTCATCCGCTCACCCCCTTTCATGCCGTGTTCGGACTTTAGAACGGAATGTCCTCTTCGTAGTATGGCTGCATCTCAACGCCCATAGCGCTCTCCGCCTCCTGCGTGCCGGAGTCCTTCTGCTGCCTCGGTGTAAGAAGCTCTACGGTGTCCGGCCATACCTCGACCTTAGAACGCTTCTGGCCGTCCTTCTCCCAGGAACTCCAATGGAGCTTGCCCTGCACGGCCACCTTGCAGCCTTTATGCAGGAAGCGGGCGAGGCTTTCCGCCCTGTTGCCGAACATGGTGCAGTCGATGTAGTTCGGGCGGTCTTCCCACTCGCCCGTGTGGCTGTCCTTAACGCGGTCGTTCACCGCCACCGAGAAGCGAAGCACGGAGGTTCCGCCCGCCGTGCTTCGCAGCTCGGGGTCGCGGGTGAGGTTGCCTGTCATGATCACGCTGTTGATGTTCATTTTTTCCTAACTCCTGTATTCTCTGTCCATCTGCGCTTCGAGCACCTTGATCTGCAGCTTGTACACGTTGATGCTCTCAAGCGCGGCCTTGTAAAGCGCCTCCTTGCAATCCCTGTCGAGCTTCAAAGAGGCTATGTGCTTCGTTCCCCTCGCTATGTCGGGGGTTATCGTGACGGGCATTCCGTCTGCCCTCAGTTCGAGTATCTTTTTCGCGAGGGCTGCGCGGTAGTCCGCCTCGGCCTGGGCATACTCCGCGCCACGCTTCCCGACCTCCTTCAAGGAAACGTCAAGAAGGTCGAGGCGGCGCTGTATGTCCGTCCATAGGTCGGCGATCATGGCATCACCCCCTCGTTAGATAATGGCGGCAATCCCATAGAGTCCTCCGTCGCCGTAGTCGTAGCCGTCGCCGTAGCCGTAGCCGTTGCCGTAGCCGTCGCCGTAGCCGTAGCCGTCGCTACCACCCCAGGGGAATCACTGCGATTACCGAATGATCGATTATTTCGATGTTCCCGATGTAGTCTAGCACGTACTCTTCCTTATGCTCGGGATCCGCTATCGCGCCGATTCCCAGCCCGTTGTCCCATCTGCGGACTACGTGGGAGCGCGTAAGCTTGAACCCGTCTCCCTCCCTGTAGCCCTCGAAAATCCATCCTCGTTCTGCGATTACGCATACGTGCTCGGAATCGCAGTATGCTTCTGCTTTCTTGACGCATTCCTCGCCGTTGATGTTGATGATTGCGTCGCTCATTGTGGTGTTCCTTTCTTAGATATAGTTGCGCCCGTACTCTTTGATGAAGTCATCTGCGGTCTTTCCGTAGTGGCCCATCCATGACTTCTGCCCGATCGCTCGGAGCCAGTCCATGTTGGAGCGGTTGTGATGCACTCCGTTGGGAGGCTCGTTATGACATTCGTGGCACAGGTAGACCACAAGCCCCTCGCGCTCCGACTTCTTGCGGTACGCGCCGCCGAAGATATGGTGGCGCTCGATTCTCGAAGTCGTGCCGCACATGAAGCAGCGTTTTCCGTCGAATGACTGAACTATGCTCTGCATCGCATCACCTCCTCGTCTCACCTTCGGTCTTCGATATTTCGGCACCGTCGAATCTGACCACTTCGCCGTCGATCTCTATCTGAAAAGGACTCGATGCCGCTTCCAGAAGCCTTTTTACTCGGTACTCCGCCTCTGTCTCGCACTGAGGCTTGACAAGCCCGGCTTTCTTCCGCGCCAGATAGCGTCTGTACGCCTCGCGCTGCGCCGTGATGCACTTCTCGCATCTGCAACCGTACTTGTAGCCGCTTGTTCCGTGGTTCACGCCGCGCGGCATCTTCATCGGGGGCTGCGGATTCTGCTTCACCCCCCTCACTTGGCCTCTCCATTCTTGTCGAGGTGGACGAAAGCCCTCTTGCCGGTCGTTTCGTTCCAGATGCTCACGTTCTTTATCCGCCCGTTATTTATCTCGATTTTCTCGACGCGGAAGCGGTCGTAACATGCGAGCTTGCCGTTGCGCCCCGTCCTGATGTTGCATCTTTCGGCGGGAACCCAGATGAACGGCGCGGTGTAAAGCTCCCTGCCTATGCCCCACTTGAAACATGCGCGTTTGAACGCGTCGGATGCTTCTCCCTTGTCGGCCTCCATGTTGGACGGGGATCCTGCATCGTCCTTCCACGTCCATTCGAGAGTGTCGGGGTTGACGATGCCGACCGAGCAGAACAGCGTTCCTTTCTGCTCGTAAAACTTGCATTGCCAGTTCTCGCATCCGACAGTTTCATCGAGGACGTTTGCGTCTACTCGCGCGTCTTTGTAGACGAGGAGGGAAACGCCCTTCTCGTTGCACGTTGCCACGCGGCATTCGATCTCCTCCGCTTTCAGGTAGCGAAAGTCCATCGCTACCACCCCAGCAGCGCAGCGGGCGATTCCCCGCGCAGCTTCGGCTGTATGGCTTCCAGCACTTCGTCGGGCTTGCACCCGCGAACAGCCGCCGTCTTCGCCACGGACGGCTCCCATTCAAGGCAGTCTGCGATCTCGCCGCTCTCGGCATGGAGAACAGCGTCCCCCGCGTGCGTGAAGTGCTTCTCCCAGCCTTTGACAGGCACCGTCTCGGTAAGACCCAGAGAGGTGAGGTATTCCAGCGCCTCCGCCTCATGCCCGGGCTTGATGTAGGGCTTCGCCGTGGAGTACGTGATTCCGATCTCGCCGACCTTCTGGCCGTCAACGAGGATCGCGCGTCGGTCTACGCCGCTTTCTGCGAAAGCGTCCATGAGGCCGAGCTTCGCCTCGCCTTTCAGGCTTTCAAGCTCCGGCTTGATCTTCTTGCTCATGGCTTCGAGCAGGGCGAGCTTTTCGTCGTTGTTCAGCATGTCTAACCTTCCTTCCCGTCCAGAAAGTAATGCCCGAAGTCATCGTTCGTGATTTCGAGCACGGACTGTATCCGCTCCGCCGTGGTGAGCGTTAGCGGCTTCTTGTTGTTTATGACGGCACCGATGTAGGCCGAAGACATGCCCACGGCATCCGCCAGCTCCGCAGTCGTGAGGTCGTAATCGACCATTCGCTTGCGGATCTCCTTCGTGTTTACCATCGAGACACCTCCCTTCGATCGCGCTTCGTGATTCAGGAAGTCGCTTCATGCGACTGCATAAGCATACCACATAGTCGCATTTTGCGAACTAGCAATTTATGTAAATTGAACCATTCGGACGTTTACTTGAACTATTCGGAATATCCGTATATATTCTGTTATAGGAGGTGTCGCATTTTGGAGCATGAAGAAATAGGCGAGCGGATAAAGCGCAGGAGGATGGAGCTTGACATATCCGCAGCGGAGCTTGCTTCGAGGCTGTCTATGAGCAAGGCGACCGTGCATAGGTGGGAGAACGGCGAGATAAAGAACATCAAAATCCCCGTAGTCGTGGCGATAGCCCGCGAGCTTAAAGTGAGCGCCACATGGCTGCTCGGGAAGTCGCAGGACAAGAACCCGATAGACATGAGGGAGGCGATCGACAAATACGCCAACCTGAACGAGCTGTTCGATGATCTGCAATCGTTCTTCCGCTACACCGAAGACCTCACGAGCCACGGCAAGCGCATAAGCGAATCCGACAGGATCGCCCTGGCCGACGGCATGGGGCTGCTTGAGAGGGTCGTTCTCGACAGGTACAGGTGAAAAAAGCCCGGAGGTTTCCCCTCGGGCTTCTTTCTATACCAGATCCTTCACGTTGTACGGGTCGGTAACGTCCTTCCCCTCGTGCTCGCGGAGGAACGCATCGAGCGCTTCGCTCCTCACCTTGTAGGCTCCAAGCTTTATGGCCGGAAGCCTCCCGCACCTTATAAGGCGGTACACGTAGGACGGGTTCGTCTTGATTATCTCGGACACCTCTTTGACCGTGTAAAGCACATTATGACCTCCCTAAGCTGTATGGATATACTCTAAAATATGCCCCTGACCTGCGACAATGTATCTTTTTTCCAAATCGTTTCGCTTGCTTTCACGGTATGGAACACCGTATGCTGTAAACGAGGGGTCGATATGTCGCGCCAGATGACGGCTCGCGCCCGTTAGTCGCGAAACGCTCCGTCTTCTGTCACGCGGCGCGATTCCCTCAAATTACCAACTAGAGGTGAATAACATGGCTAAGGTCGGCACGAGGAAACGTGGCGATAGATGGCAATACTATTTCGAGGGCGCTAAGGTCAACGGCAAACGGAAGCAGATAGTCAAATCGGGGTTCCGCACGAAGAAGGAGGCTTACGCCGAGGGCGTTAAGGCGCTAGCCGAGTACGAGGGCGGATCTTCTCCGAAAGCCCCGCAGACGTTGAGCGTGAACGACTACCTCGACCAGTGGATCGGGCTGTACGTCGATGCGAACCTGCGCCTGTCCACCAAGCGTAACTACGTGAACACGATAAACAGGAACATAAGGCCGCGCATAGGCGGATACAGGCTGTCCTCCGTGACCCCCGCCGTCGTTCAGGGAGTTCTCAACGAATTGCAGAAGGAGGGCAAGAGCGCGTCCTATATCACGCTCGTGCGCGTGGTCATGCGGTCGGCTTTCGCCTACGCCGTGAATCCGCTGGGGTACATCAAGGACAACCCCGCAGCGAGCGCGAAAACGCCGAAGAACACTCCGAAGCCGAAGACCAGAAGGGTCATGTCGAGGGAAGAGATGGATCGGATACTTGAGAGGTTCGACGGAACGGGCTTCCGCCTACCCGTCCTCATAGCGTACCACGCGGGATTGAGGATAGGCGAGGTCTACGGCCTCACATGGGACGATATAGACCTACAGGCCGGCACCGTGAGCGTCCGCAAGCAGTTGAAGCAGTATAAGAGGAAGTGGTACTTCTCGGAGCCTAAGAACGATGCCTCGATAAGGACCGTCCTCGTCGGGAAGACCCTCGTGGAAGCTCTTCGCGAGGAGCTGGAACTCCAACGGGCGGAACGCGCCGATCTGGGCGAATACTACCAGGACACGCGCAACCTCGTGAACGCCAAGCGCGGAGGCGGGTTCTATACCCCGAACTCCTTCACGTATGCGAGCAGGATAATACGCTTCGAGCTGGGAATATCGGATTTCGACTTCCATAGCATCAGGCACACGCACGCGACGATGCTCATTGAGGCGGGCGCGAACATCAAGGACGTTTCCGCGAGGCTCGGCCATTCGAGGGTGGAGACTACCTTGCAGATATACACACACCAGACCGAATCAATGTCCGAGATGACGGTCGATATTTTCGAACGGCTGACAGCGGAGTGACAACCGCTGTCAAAATGCTGTCAAAACGCCCTTCCGCATCGCCTCAAGCCGCGTATTGTCAGGCTTTCCGCTCGCATCGGCGGCAAACACCCCATTTGCCGCGCTTATGACCGCGTTTGACCAGGAACCGCGCCGTTGCCGCGTCTTTCCCATACCGAGCGACGCGGTTTCACCTGCTTTGACGGCGCTTGACGGGGCTTTCGCTGTCAAAAGGCTGTCAAATCCGCATTTTCCTCCCAGGCTGACAGCGCATAGAAAAAGCCTCCCGCAAGGGAGGCTTCTTCTTGCCGCTGCTCGGATATAGGAGGCATCGACCATTATAGCAGAAAACCCGCTTGCGCGGGTTCCTGCCGTTACGTATACGTACAAGTAAGAAAGGCGATATGGATTGTATCACGCTCAAGAGCATTGTTTCAAGCTACGCATCTTCCTTCGCGTGCTTTGCAATCTTCTTGTTCGCTAGTTTAGGAACAGACGCGCCGCCCTCGACCTCGGGGATTCCCGCGAGCGAGGTTAGCACGCTCACGATCGCCGCCAGCAACGCGCTAGACCCAACCATGAGCCAATCCACCGCGCCCATCATGGCCGCGCCGCCGATGACGGCCACGGCGGTCTGCGCCGCCGTCTTGAGAGCACGAACAGCCGCGGCTTTCATCCATTGTTTGATCGCTTCGTTCATTAGTCTTCCTCCTTCGTCAGCACGACGGCCATTCCGCCGCACTCTTCCCATATTTCTTCGAACCTGCTTTCGAGTATGCGCGACCGCCCTCTTAGCGGGTCGCTCACCAGCGCGTATCCGTCTCCGTCGAACCCGTAGAGCACAAGCGCGTGCTCGTTCTCGTACATTTGAAGCCCTTCGTCCGCCCAGCCAGTCCATCTCGGGTCTTCATAGTCCGTCGTGAACCAGCATATCGCGGGAAGTCCGTGCTTCGTGCGGAGTGCAAGGACTTCGTAATCCATCCCAGTAACGCCGACGGCTTTCAGCCCTGAACCCTGTATTTCGAGGTATCTGTTGGCGGCGTTGGCAAGCCCCTTCGGATATACGGCTCCTACATCGAACGGGCTTCCCCAGAACGAATCGGCGAAGCTCCATTCTGAGTAGTCCATCAGAGCCAGGATTTCGGGCATCGTGGCATCGTACCCGTATGATTTCAGGACGATGACAAGGCTCATAGGCTCGCATCCTGCGGGATAGTCGGGTTTCTGCCTAGCCACCCCCACGCGGTCTGATGGGTCGAGTACGTCTTCGTAGACGCTGTGCATATCCGCAGGGGAATAGGCGGCCAGGGCGGCGGTCAGAGCCGCCGCTATCATGCTACTTGAGGCCATCGTTGATCCATCGCTGGATTGCCTTGACCGTCAGAGGGCCGCAGTATCCGTCCTGAGACAGGCCGAGCCGCTTCTGCAATCCTCGGATGCTGATAGGCCCGAAATGTCCGTCAGACGATACTCCGAGCCGTTTCTGGAACGCTCGGATCACGGCCGATCCGCCGATCCCGTACTGCCAGGAGGAGGTGTCGCAGCGATTGTGGTACAGGCGATTGGTCGAAGCCTGTCCGCTCACGATTCCATCCTGCACCGTTCCGAGGAGGCGCTGAAGCTCCATCGTCGTTGCGCGTCCCCACCAGCCGTCAACGTCTATTTTCGGCGGGTTAGGCGTAGCGGGTTTTCCGCCGTATTCGATTCCGAGGTATTCGAGGATAGCCTTTGCGTAGGCTATGCCGAAAGCATTCCGCTCGGCTGCGGTGTCGATTATATCGTTGTCACTGTCATGGTCGATGAACGAGCACTCGCAAAGAACGGCGGTCATCACGGTATCGCGGGTGAAAGCAAGGTTCTTAGTCTTCACACCTCTGCTGTTCTGTCCGATAGCATTGACGTGCTTCTCGCAAAGTTCGGCAAGCCGCTTGCCGTTCGCATTTCCCGCATAGTAGTACGTCTCGGAGCCATCGCCGCCCCCTGCGTTGGTGTGGAAGGATACGGCGATTTCAGCACGCGACGCGTTCGCCTCCCTCACCTCTTCGTTGACTGGATCATTCTCGTCGGCCGTTCGCGATGCAGTGACCTTGACCCCGTGCCGTTCAAGCTCCGCTTTGCATGAAAGCAATATTTCGAGGTTTATATCCTTTTCCTCCATGCCGTACGCCACAGCGCCCGGGTCGCTTCCTCCATGCCCCGCGCTCAAGAATACGTGTCTTGCCATTGAAACCAACTCCCTAGTCAGTGTTGTCCGTGCTCTTCCGAAGCAGCACGTTGTGAAGCTCCGTCACCTTCATGTTGGTGTCGCTGACGGTTCTCCCCAGCTCGCGAGAACGATCCTTGCTCTCGCTTAGCGAGGCGTTGTTCAACGCCTGTTGCCCCGCAACGGTCTCGATGGTCGATTGCAGCCCAGCTAGGAGCTGATTCTGCACTCCGATGGATCGGATTCTTTCACGCTCGTTCTCGTCGTGCCTAGATGCCTCCTCGGCCATCCGATCCTCGCGCCTCTGCTCAAGATCTAGCTCTTTCAGCTTCAGGTCGTAGTCGTTCTGCTGATTCGCCGTGCGAAGCTCCTTCATCATCGGTATGGACTTGACCGCGACGTATGCGATTATCGCGACTATTCCTATAACTGCAAGCAGTTCGGGGGCCTGAACTCCCGCTATGTATGATTCGATCACGTTATCGCTCATTCGCTCACCCCTTTTCTACGTGTACTAGCAACCGAGGACGTATCGCAGGACGAAGCTGCGGTTGGAGTAGAGCACTCCGCCCTTAGTTACGTCTTGGTTGTTGTTCGCGTGGCCCACGATGGAGCCGTTCTTGATGTACAGGTACTTGTGACCGCGCTTTCCGCCGTCGTAGCTCGTCATGTTGAAGCACATGCCGCACCCGTCTTTAAGCTCTACGAACTTCTTTGGGATGAAGAAGCTGCTGAACGCCGAATCCTGCGCTCCCTCCTCCTCGGTGTATATGGAGAACACGAGCACGATGCCGTTTGCCTGCGCGTCGACCGTCTCCGAGAGTTCGGCGAACTGCGTTGCCTGCATGTAATGTGCGCCCGACCATAGCACCTTCTGCCCCGCCTCCAATGTTACCCACGGACCCCACGAGCCGCCATAGAAGGCTCGCTGGGCCACTGCATGGCCGCTCTTCGCGGTTCGGGTGATACGCTGGACGATGCTCCCGCCGCCGCTCGCAGGCAGCACTTCGAGCACGAACGTGGAGGTTCCGACACACTCGGGGACGTTCGTGACCACGTTGTCGGCGCTCGCCACGGCCTCGCGGCAGTAGACACCAGGCTCCATGAAGTCGTTGAGGTTGTCCCCGTGCTCGATGTAGAGGCCCGTCACGGCGGGAGCCTGAACCCACTCGTAGGTGATGTTGTCCGCGCCGCCGAAGATACCCTGCGGGTTCTCCACAACGTCAACGTCGAAGTGGATCTGGGCGGCGTGGTCTACTGAATTAACGTCCATCAGGCACGAAACGTCGGTTCCTTCGTTGACGAAGTGGTAGGCGTGGTACGTTGCCTCGGACTTGAATCCGTCTCCGTAATCCACCGTCACCTTGAGCTTGCCGTATTCCATGTTCTCTCCTTGCTCTCGAAAAAGGCTCCGCCGAGACGGAGCCTATACCTGCCGATTTTCCAGACGTTAGGCGGTTCGCTTCCATACTCGCTTGCTGCCGCTGGGTGTCATCGTCCACGTGCCGCCCCATGCTTTCATGGGATTGAAAGCGGTATCGCTCGTGGTGATCTCGATTCCGACGGGGTAAACGTCGAGGACGGAAACGCCCTCACCTCCCGTTGACGGCACCTCGGAAAGAGGCTCCGTCCATTCGATGGCAGGATTGGACCCGTAATCTCGCTCCGAGAAGAAACGACCCATATTGTCCAGGCTGTGGTCGAACGTGGTTCGAGTGAGGAACCCGTCTTTGGCCTCTTTGACGGCGAGGAACTTCTCGCCGTCGAAGTCGATTTCCCACACGTTCAGCGTTTCAGACAGGTTTCCGTTCTCGCTCGTTCCCTTCACAACGCCTTTTTTAACGGTAACTCCCATTTTCTACTCTTTAACTCTTGCCAACTCGTGCTCCAGATCGTTTATACGCTCTCGCCATAAACGCCTTTCTCGAAGAACATGGCCGTACTCCTCCTTGAACTCGGAGAACAGGTCGATTACATCCTCGATTCCGCTTGCCTCGATCAATGAGTCGGTGGCCTTCGCGCTGATGTAGTCGGTTTTGTCCAGCTTCGCTTTCAGGCTGTTTATCTCGTCTTCCAGCTTCTTGGCTTTTGGAACGCTGACGTATCGGAGCACCTCTTCGTAATCCGAATCATACCATGCGAACTTCTCCTTATCGTCTATAGGGGTCGCATCTGGCTTCACGACGGTTGTTTCGTAAACGTACCCGTTCTCCATGTCTGGGTCGAATATCTCCACGTCGTTCTCGTCCAGTATCCTCATATCGCCCAACTCCTTACTTCCAATGTCCCCATGCGTAGCCTCGTATTCCTATGGTCTGGTCGAAGCCTTGCGCACTGATAGCCCATGCGGGCGGAGCATTCGTCTTGCTAGGATATGAATACGTGATCCATATATTCGTAGCCTCGGCCGTCATGAATACCAGAGGAGAATCCGTGAAACTGAACGGCCACGCCCAGCTGCCGAACTCGCCAGAGCTTGAGTTCCTATGCCAGCTGTCCGTAACTCCCGATACGGCCACCGATCTCCAGAAGAAAACCTCCGCAACTCCGCTCGCCCATTTTCTGTAGAACATGGCGCCGGAATATCCCTCGGCTACTACCCAGTCACCGAGTTCGCCAGACTTCGATCCAACGTCTATGTTGAGTTCATCCGTCGAGACTAATACCTCGGTTCCGTATATGACCGCGCTCGACGGGTTCGCCCCTCCTGCGGCGTTGGCGTTCTGAACGCCTATCCTCGCGTTTCGGTCGCGCGACACCATCCATGACCCCGCGTTGCCGCTCATTTCTATGTCGTAGTATTTCTCGGTTCCCAGAACGTCCCTGGCTTTTATGCTCGCGTTTCCGCCGAGCATCTTCACGACACCCGTCTGTTTGGAATATCCATCCTCCGCCTCGCTGCCGAAGTAGGCGATGCTTTTCTGCCCTGAATTGACGCTGACGGAGCTTCCGTCGATGCGGACATGGTTCCCTGTCGGGTTCCCGATGACGGAAGTGCTTCCGTAGATCGCGGAGCTGCATACCTGCCAGTATGCGCCGTCGTAGACGAACGCCACCGTTGCGCCGGCCTCCCAGTAGGCGTAGGCCGTCCCGTTCGTCCTGATGCCCTTCGCGCCCGTGCCGTTGACGTTCAGGGTGGGCGAGGATGCCGTGTTGGCATACGTGAACTTTATGCTGACGGTCACGCCCGAGTACATGGAGAACCCGTTCACCGTGGCGGCCTTTGCCGCCGTTCCTGCCGCAGTGGAGCACGTGCCGTACAGCATCTTGCCGTTCTCGCCATCCGTGCCGTTCGTTCCTGGCTTGCCCTGCGGACCTGTAGGCCCAGCAGGTCCCTGCGGTCCCGTTGCACCCTGGGGGCCTTGCGGTCCAGCGGCTCCGTCGGAGACACCAGCAAGTGTTATCTCGGCCCTAGCCTTTACCGCCATAAGCTATCCCTCCAACTGCGCCACGATGTTTGTTTTCACGTTGACCGTGGACGACGATATGTTGAACGTAAGCCCCGTTGCGGCTGCGGTTGCGGAGCCGTCCTTGTACCACTTCACGGTGCCGAGTGCCGCGATCTGCGAAGAATTGAGCTCAACGCCTCCCTTGTAGACGTGCGCCGTGAGGGTGGTCGAGATCTTCGAGTTCTTGAAGATCGTCCCGTTGGACGAGGTGATGACCATGACGAGCGCATCGGAGCCTGGCGCACCCGCGTTTCCCTGCGGACCCTGCGGACCTTGAGGACCCTGCGCACCAGTATCGCCAGTCTGCCCCTTCGCTCCCGTGATGCACACGGGTTCGGTCTCCTCGCTCTTGCCGTTGGTGTAGGTCGTGACGGTCTTGCTCCACATGAACTTTCCGTTCGCCCACGCGGGAGGCGTGGTAGACCACGAGCCGCCCGTCAGCGAGGCGGAGGAGGTGGAGAGGTAATACTGCACGTCCACGCTCTTGATACCCACGCCCGCCGCTCCTGTCGAACCCGTCGCGCCGGTCGATCCTTTGGAGCCTGTGACGCATATAGGGGCGGTCTGCTTGGTGGAGTTGTCGGTGTAGGTGATTATCGAGCGCGTCCACATGTACTTGCCGTTCGCCCACGCGGGGGGCGCGGTGAGCCATGAGCCGCCCGTCTGCGTGGTGTTCGAGGTGGAGAGATAGTATTCCTCCACGATCGACTTAACGCCAACGCCCGTCGCGCCCGTTGCGCCCGTGAGGGCGATTCCGTACGAGAACTCAAGCGTGAACTCCGCCTGTCCGTCCACGGTGACGGGGATCGTCACCTTTCCAGGGGCGGTGACGGCGGTTGTGACGGATATGGTCAGCTCCGATGTTCCGTCTTCGCCGTTCGCTACGGAGACGCTAACGCCCGCAGGCTTCACGACGCTTGCGGAATCCACCACAGCCGTTACCTGATCAGCGCCGCGCATCGCGATCACCGAGGTCTTGCAGCTCCCCGCCTTTGCCGAGGAAATGCCGCCTGGGAAAGTGTATGACGCGCACGTGAGGTACACCGAATAAGCGTCGGTTATGTCGATGATTGTTTCCTGCGCGCTCGCTTTGATTGCCATGAGATCAGTCCTTTCACATCGTTGTCTTGAGGTCGCATAAGTAGGAGGCATCGCCCGTAATGTCCGACGCGCTCACCGTCAGCCTGAATCCGTCTTCGGAAAGCCTCGGGTCTTCTTCCGACACTTCGGAGAACACGCCGTTGTCGTTCTCGCTCCATTGTAGGCAAGCCCCGATTCCGAAGTACGATTCTAGCGTATCCAGGTCTGTTATGCGCTCTCCTCCGTACAGGACGGTCGCTTGCAGCGTCGTTGATCCTTTCCTGTTGCGTATGACCGTCCCGTTGGTGGTCGTTATCTCAACCGCCGCAACGCTCTCGCCCGTGAGCAGCACGGCCTCTCCCGCGACCGTGGTTCCGTCTCCGTACTTCGTGACGGTTCGCCTCCATACGAACTCGCCCGTTCCCGCAGAAGGAGGCTCCTTCGACCATGCCGCGCCGTCTTCCGGCTTCGTCGTTCGCGATGAAGTCAGGGCGTATTCCTCGTAGGCCTCCTGAACCGCCGTGCTTGCAGCGTCTTTGGCCTCCTGCGCTGCCTGTTTTGCCTCTTCGGTCAGCTTGGCTGTCTCCTCGTAGACGCTGTTTATCGAGGCGTTCAGTGCTGAAAGCTTGGCGGACTGCTTGCCCGTCATGTAGTCGTACTCGTTGCCGAGAACGAAGGTGTTGTTGCTGGGGTTCGTAACGTCCACGGTCAGCTTGGAGCACACGAAATACTCGTCGTATCCGTGCGGCTTGGAGGTTGCCCTTACGAAATCGCCTATCAGAATCGGCTTAACGTCGGGGTCGATCATGTTGAGGTCTACCGCCGTCATCGTGAGAACGTCACCGACTCGTATGTTCCTCATTAGCCTTGCGCCGCTTTCCACAAGGTTCTTCGGTATCGTAATGTCCTCGAACTCCACGACCCGTTCTATGTACCCGTACTTTCGCACGGCCTCGTTGTCGATGATTCTATCGCCCTGCTTGAAAAGCCCTCCTGCTAGCTCGCGGTCAGGCTCGCCGGAAATGTCTATCTTCTCGGAGCTGCCTCCGTCCTGGGACTCTGGCGCTGCGCCTATCGGGATCATGACCGTGAAGTAGTCCGCCCAGTCCTTTTCCCGCGTGAAGTCGAGCAGGTTGCTGCCGAACTCTATGCGCTGCGATGCGGCGCGGTCTCCCGAGGATAGGTAGTCGATGATGCGCGAATCACCCGATCGCCTGGTTCTTATGTATCCACCGAGGCTTCCGAGCAGCTTATCCTTCATCTCCTGCGCCACGTTGGGACGGTTGGCGTTCTCTCTCAATATGTAATTGTTCGGGTCGAGTTCCCATCCCTGGTTTATGCCGACGGTGAAGCGGTGCCTCTCCTCGACCTTCATGCCGTACTCTCCGACGAGCCACGCGAAATAGCCGTCAACGGTCGATGGAACGTCGCTCTCCGTGGTCGAGTACGGCCTGAGGGTTACGTCGTTCATGTATGAAAGCTCGCCCTCGCACGTAACCGCGTTGTCACCGTAGAACCCTTCCTTGATCGCGAGTATGCGCCCCCTGAAAAGCTCGATGCCGTCCTGTTCCAGAACTACCTCCTGGTCTTTGTTCATCGGTTCGAGCTTTCCGTGCATGGGGTGGCCTTGCTGCACGGTGAACGAAAGCTTCCCAGCCTCGTTCACCGCAAGCTCGGCCTTAGCGTCTGTAAGGATTCTTTCGGGGTCGCGCGGGTCGTGGATGACTTCGTTGCCGTAGACGATCCTATACATGCTACTTCCAGTCTCCGATTATCAGGATGTTGAGAATCTTGGGCGTTTTGACCAAAGCGTCGCTATAGGACGTTACAAACGCTCCCGTGTAAGTCGTGTAGCTTGTCGATCGGGTGACGCAGAACATGTCTGGGTAGACTCCGCTGCCCGTCATTACGTGGGGAATAACCATCGGATTGCTCTTTGTGAGAGCGATAGGGAAGTCGATTGTGAAGTTCTTAGATCCGAACCCTTCCGCCCAGGGCTGGTCGCATATATAGGTGGTTCCGAAGTCGATGCGCCCCCATATGGCAACCTTGCCGTTGGTGAACTTGAGGTATTCCATCTTCGTGTTCTTGCCGTACTCCATAGGTATTGGCAGGGCATCTATCGCGCCCATGTTCGCATTGAAAGCGTCGAGCCATTGTCCGAACGTGTTGGACTGCTCGATTTCTTCGAGATTTATGTTGTTCGTTGCCATTCGCGTCCTCCTTCTACAGGTCTAGCCATTCGTACTGCATATATACGGCGTATTCCTCCGTATCGGTGGCTACGGCGTACTCCGCCTCGGTTACGGTGGTTCCCGCATGGCTCGATATAGTATCGTCCTTCCAGTCCTCCACCGCTATGGCAGCTCCCCTTATGCCGTCCCACATCAGATTCGATATGAACTTATCGGCGCTGCCCCCTATGGGTTCGGAAGCGTGGTCCGAGATCGGCACGTTGCCGTATCCCATGTAACTGTTCAGGTATATGAGGTTCTGCCCCTGATGGAGCCATAGATCCCTGACCTTGTAGGTTCCTGGCTGCATCCTGGCGCTCACGTCCCCCATAGAGACTATCGTCTCGCTGTTGAACTCGAACGTGGGGCAGACCGGCATCCTTCCGCTCTCGACGGACACCTTTATGCCACCCGCCGCGTTCATGCGCAGGGTCTTAGTCCCCTTCGAGAAGAAGGGTTCGCAGTCGGCGGTCACGTTTAGGATCGAGTACCCTCTGATGTTCTCTTCGACGGATGCCTCGAACCTTCCCGTTCCCGTGTACTCAGGCCTATCGTCAAGCACGAAATCGAGCTTGCGCCCGTGAAGCATGTTCGCGATCTTCACGAGCGCATCCGTCCTCTCGCCGTACTCCCTAGCGTCCGCGAACTGCCACGAGCACTCGCGGTTCTTGTACGCGACCTCGCCGTTCAGCGCCTCGGTGAGGTCTAGCAGCCCGTTCCTTCCCGGCACCTCAACCTGGTACGTCTGCACCTCGGGAAGCCCGATGCTCTCCGAGCCGTCGATAAGCACGAGTCCCAGGTCGCTGTAGGTGTGCTTGCCGCCTATCGTAACGCCTTTGGTGTGCGGCTTGTCGTGGAATCCCATGCTAGAACCCCCTTTCGGCCAATAGCTGGCGGCGAGATAGCGCTCGGTCGTACTTCGCCGCCGTAGCGCCAACAAGCTCTCCGCTGTCCATGACCACCTTCATGTTCTCGATGCGGTCTCCCAGCTCCTTCAAGGCGCTGTCGATCATGCGTGCGCTCTTCCTGTCCTCTTCCGCCCTCGACACCATCTCGGCGGTGCTGTGCCGGCTCATTGACACGCTCACTTTGTCGAACGGCTCCAAGTCGGATGCGAAGCCCGATATGGTGCCGTTTATGCCTCCGAGCGTCTTTTCGAGCGCGGGCATTCCGTCTCCGAAGCCTTTGACCAGCGACCCCATGATAAGGCGGCCTGCGGGAACGAGCATCACCTTGTCGTAGGACGGGGGGCCTTTGTGCTCGACTATGTAGTCGCTGATTCCGCCCAGCGCATCGCCGATGCCGTCTATAGCGCCCTTGATGCCGTCGATAAGTCCGCCGATGATATTGGAACCTGCATCGAGCAGCCACGAGCCAGCGTCGGAGAAGAACCCCGTCACCTTGCCCGGTATCTCCTGTATGAAGCCCATCATAGCGTCTATGCCGTCCTGAACGCCCGTCTTGATGCTCTCCCAAGCGTCGCTCAGAGCGGTCTTGATCGTGTTCCATGCTCCTTCCCAGTCTCCCTGGATAACCTGCATCACTGCGGTTATAACGCCCTGGATCACCGACATAGCGCCCTCGATTATCCCCTGGATAGCCGGCCACACGGAGTCTATGACTCCCTGGACTACGCCCATGACCGTCTCGATTATCGCCTGGATAGCCGGCCAAGCCGCCTGGATTATCGAGAGAACGACGCTCATGACCGTGGTTATGATTCCCTGGATGACGGGCATCACGGCGGTGATTATCGCCATGACCGCGTTAGCCGCGATCGTTATGATGCTCTGGATTATCGGCCAGACGGTCTGAATGATGCTCTGGATCACTCCCATGACGGTTGTGATTATCGACTGGATCGTGGGCATCGCCGTCTGTATGGCCGTGAGTATCGCCGTTATCACGGGAAGGACGGCGGCTATTATCGTTGAAACGACCTGAACCACCAGCGTTATTATCTGCGTGAGTATCGGCACGACTATCCCGACTATCGTTGCGATGACGGGGGCAAGAGCCGCCGCAACCTGCAACACCACCATGACGATCTGCGCAAGCACAGGGACGAGCGCGTTGATAAGCTGCATGATGATCGGGAGCACACCGGCCGCGAGCTGCTGCAACGCCGTCCCCACCGTCGTGAGGATAGGCGCGAGTCCTGCGCCGATCGAGGACACTATGCCCATTACGGAGTTCCTGAATCCTTCGTTGGTTGCCATCATCGAGACGAAAGCGGCCACGAGGGCGGCTATGACTCCAACAACGAGGGTCACGGGATTGAAAAGCCCCATGAGAGCGCCGCGCAAGCCTCCTCCGAGAACGCCGACAAGCCCCTTCACGCCTCCTCCGCACAGCGTCACCGCGCTTCGGAACGTGTTCAGCTTCGTGCCTATCATCGCCATGACTCCGCCGAACGGAGCCGCCGCCGCCGATATGCTGCCGAATACTTTTGCGATGCCTCCGATCGCGGTCTGCAACGGTGCGCCGAACTTCGCCAGGAACAGCGCGAAAGCGCCGCCGAAAACGCCGACCCTAGCGGCCATGTCGGACAGGAACCCGCCGAGCGGCGAGCTTGCAAGCTCCTGTATCTTCGCTATGACGCTCTGGATCGGCTGCGGAAGCGAGGCGAGGAACGATTGCAGCCCGCCTCCCGAAGTGATTCCGCCTATGGTGTTCTTCAGGTTCTCAAGAACAAGCTTGAACCCGTCAACGGGCGTTTTTCCCATCTGAAACAGGCTTATGCAGCCCGTGAGCCAGCTTATGAAGCTTCCTATGGGCGTTCCGTCGAAAGCTGCCGCGAAAGCCGCCTTGAACGCTTGCAGCGGGCTTCCCGTCTCTGTCAGGACGGACGTGAACGCCTCGATTCCCGCAACTACATGTCCCGATACGGACTCTGCGAACTTCGCGAAGGCTGCCACCGCGGGTTCCAACGCCTTGCCTACAGCGTCGATGGCGGGAATGAGCGCCACGAACACCTTGCGCAGGGCATCGAGCGCGGGGGATGCGAAAGCTGCCCCGACGCGCGACAACGCCGCTCGGACGTTCGACATAGCGCCCGAGAACGTCTCGTTCGCTCCCTTAGCGGCCTCGCCGAACGCCCCGTACATAGCGTCCGAGAAGGTCTGGAAGTCTATTTCGCCCTTGCTCACCATCTTCTGCGTCTCGGCAGTGGTGAGTCCGAGGTGCTTTGCGAGCATCTGCAACGCGGGAACGCCCATCTCCGAGAGCTGCATCAGCTCGTCTCCCTGCAAGCGTCCCTGCGCCGCGACCTTGCCCATAACAGCGCCCACGCGCTCCATCTCGACACCGCCGAGCGATGCCATGCCCGCAACGGCCTTGAGCGATTTGGTCATCTCCTCGCCCGCTGCAACGCCGGACACGCCGAGCGATGCGGCCACCTGCGCGGCAGCGTCGAGGCCGAACGCCGTTCCGCTCACGGCATCGTTTGCCGATTTCATGGCGGCGGCAGCGTCTATCCCCATAGCCTTGAACGACGCGTTCGCCTGTTCGATCTTCAACGCGCGGGATATGCCGCCTCCTATCGCGAGGCCTCCGACCGCCGCTCCTATGGCGGCTACGGCTCCGACCCCGACTTTGGCCACGTTGGCGAACCCGCCGCCTATTCCGCCGACGAGTGAAGCCCCCCATTTCTTGCCCGTTCCTTCGACGTTCACGCCGTTTAGCGAGCTTTCTATGGCTTTCTTCGCGCCTTTCATCGACGGCATGATCATAAGGTACGCCGCGCCTATTTCTGTTGCCATGATCACACCCCCTTTCGAGGTCTTGAGAGAAGTTCCCTGTATTCGTCGGCCGTGTAGCCCATGCCCGCCTTTTCCTTGAACGCGCTCTTAGGCGGCTCTATCGGCTTCGGCCTGTTCCTGTTCTTCTGCCCGTCCTTCGTCTTAGACCACACGAGGATTCGCAGCGAGTTCGCAGCGTCGGCCAGAAGATAGTCCTCCTGAGTCCACGAATACTCGGGGTTCACGGCCGCCATAACGCGGGAGCCTCGCGGGAGCATCACGGCGAGGTCTGCCGCCTCAGCCGCCGATTCCCGCAAGGCCCCCTCGAAAGAGCATCCGTAGTATTGCCGGAAGTCAGCCCTCAGCTCGGCCCGATGATTCTTCATCAGACCGACGAGGGCCATTAGTTTTTTGCGCCGACCTGCTCGGCTACCTCCGCGAACCATTCGTTGAGGCGGGAGAGCTTCGTCTTGCCCGTGTCGGGGTCTTTAAGCGCCTCCTTGACCTCCTTGTACTTCGCCTCGCCGAAGATCATCTTGATTCCGGTGACGATGTTGCCAGATTCGAGCTGTTCCACAACGTCGAGGTCATCGAAATCGTCTACGGTGACCTCGACCTTCACGCCGTCAACGATGATGGGTTTGTCTGCCATTCTTCAAATCCTCCTTTAAGCGAGTTTCGCGATGTATTCGTAAGCGGTGTTGCCGTCGGCATCGAGAAGAGCCTGGATGGTCGTTTCGTATCCGATGGGTTCATCGTCCTTGTAGGCGATCTCGCCGATCTCCTTCACCTTGCCGCGCGGGATGACCTGTCGCTTGACCTTTCCGCCCGAAAGCAGGGTTTCCACGACGATGGGGTTCTCCTCGCGCTCCTTGCCGTTGTGCTTGATGGTGATCGCGCCGCTCTCTTCTTCAACGGCCACGTTCTCCGAGCCGAAAACATGTTTGAATGCGACCTCGTTCTGCTCGATCATCGTGTAGGAGAACGTCTCAGAGCGGGAGGTCTGCGGGTTCGCGACTATATCTCCGCCCCACGCCTTGATTTCCTCGCTGTCGGTTTCGATGGCGTTTGTAACGCCGTCCTCGCTGATGTAGCCCACGTTCTCGTATGCCTTGTCTAACGTGGTAACTGCATCGGTGGGAAGCGCCGTTCCTGCGGGCGCGATGAAGATAGCGCCGTCCACCATCGGCTTGCCGACGGAGACGTTCTTAGCGTCGTTTTTTGCCATGTGGATCACTCCTTAGTTCGTTACTATGTCGTAAACCGCCTGGTAGCGGCTTTGCCCCGATTCCGCGTCGGGGAAGTTGTATATCGAGTTCGTCTTGACGCTCATAACGCCGTCGGCATCGCACCTCCGCATAGCCGAATCGACGTTGTAGCAAAGGATCGAGGCGTTGAGCCTCGAATCGCTCCACGACTGCACCGCCACGGTCGGGCGGTCTATCGCAACCTTGTCGGCCGCTCCGCCCGTCCTTTCGACGGTCACGAACTCGGCGGGGCGGTCTTTCGGGACGTTGGCGTACGCCTTGAATCCCTTTTCTCTTAGGTAGGCAATGAGCGTCGTTTCTATGTTCGCCATGCTATCCCCTCCCCGCATCCATGCTTTTCAGAAGCGTGTTGTGCTTCCTGTTCGATGACATAGAGACTATGTCGGTCGTTTTTACCATAGCGTGCGCCCTCGTCTTGCCAGGCCGCACGTCCGCCTCGTATTTGCCGCTGCCGAAGCCTCCTGCTCGCGCTCTTATGCGCTCCGCCCTCGCCAGCAGGTCGGCCTGTACCTCTGGGCTGTTTCTCACGGCGTTGCATCCGGGGATGCTCATTTTGACCTTCACCGTCTTAGCCATCGCAGCGTTTCACCTCCACGGGGTAGTTCCATCTCGTAGGCGTGTTCTCGGGCGTGTACCATGTCGGATCTCCCACGACCTCGTGCCATTTCCCGCGAACCTTGATTCTCAGCCCGCGAACGTCCTTGTTCCACGTCTTCGGGAAGTGGAGGGTGTACGAGACGATCGCGCCGTCTGGGCGGTTCCCCTCTAGCTTGTCCGATGAAACACCAGGTTGCACGAGAACGTCATCCACGGTTTCGAGCGTCGGCGGGCCGTACACGAGATCGCCCATAGCGTCCTCCACGGCCTCGCCTTTCAGCTCGACCGCTACGGTTTCGCCAATCATGGCCGATCACCGAAGCTCGGCTGCAACGATGCTATCCGCTGTCTGCCTATGCCCAGCAGCTTCTTCTCGCCGCTGGTAAGGTACAGATCGCCCGTCGGGTTGACGTATGTTGCGCTTTCGGAATATCCGCCCGCCGCTTGCGACCAGTTGCTCATAGGCGCTTGGTCTACGGGTGCCATCATGGAGCGCTTGACCATCTCGCAGGATATGAATGAAAGCATCCGCTTTCCGTCTTCGCTCTTATCGTCAAGCTCGACTCCATGCTGCTTGCAGGTCGAGGAAATGAGCATGGACGCGTCGGCAAGGCGCGTTTCCGCGCGTGCCTCTTCAATGTCGCTCAAAGGCCTCCATCGGCTTTCAAGCTCTTCTACGGTTGCGTAAGCACCCATGCTCCCACCTCCTTGTTATTCGGTCTTCTTCGTGCGTCGCGTGGTCTTTGGCTTTTCCTCTAGGGGCTTGTAGCCCAGGGAAACGAACCTCTCGACCATTTCGGGGGGCACCGTCACCAGCACCCCCGTGGTCGGATGCGTAAGCCTCTCCATGTTCCGCCACCTGCTATTCGGACGGCGTTTCGCCGGTAAGGCGAACGAAGTCTTTAGTGTCCTGCACGGCGAAGCCTACTTCGATGACGAATCGGAGTGCGATCATGTCATCCTGGAACAGGTTGATCGTCTCGTCTTCGGATACCTTGATCTCTCCCTGAGTCGCGATGGAGAAGCGCATGTTCTCCACCATGCCGTAGTACGCGCGGTTCCAATCGCCCGCGAAGCCGACGGTTTCAGGAGTGCCGACTCCGCCTTTCTTATAGGCTCCACGGGATACATAGGTGGGGTTGCCGAGCACGACGGGAACGGAGTTCTCGGTCACGTTGTTCACGAACAGAGGACGCTTGTTGCCGTCCACGGCTCCGAGAAGCATGCTCTTCGCCTTAGGCGAGATGCAGTAGCCGTTGAGGATCGCGTTGTTCTCCGCGACCATAGCGTCTGCGGTAATGAGTCCCTGCCACGGGTCCGCTTTCAGATCGACACCGGGGCATTCCTTGAGCTGGTCGAAGTTGGTTGCCCAGGAGGGCTTTTCCTCAACGCCGAAAACGGTAGCGTCGAACTTCTTGGCGAAAGCGCCGGGGATGCGCTCCACGAGCTTGTTGTACATGGTCGCATCGTCGCGCATATACTCGTAAGACCAGGGGATGATAACGCCCATCTTGTAGGCGGAGATGGTCTTCTTGTCCTGCGCTCCCTTAGACACGGGGATGGAGTCGGTCTCTCCGACCCAGTTTGCGACGGGATCGCCGGTTACCATTCGGACGGTAACGCCGTTGCCGGGAAGGTTCATGGGGGTTGCGAGTCGCATTACTGCGGATTCCTCCTGCGCACGCTCCCAGATGCTCGCGGACACTTCCGTGGGAAGGTGTACGCCGGTGCTTGCTCGGTTAATGTCGTGTGCCATTGTTCATTCACTCCTTAGCCAATAAGGCTGTCGATTGTTTCCTTCAACTGCTCGCCGATGCTTGCCGCATGGCTGCCAGGTGCTTTTCCGTCACCGAGCACCACGGGTGCCGAGACGTTTATGTACTTGCCGAGCGCCTTAGCCTGTTCCTGCATGGCCTCTTTGGTATCGCCGGTGAGGAGTTCTGCGGGGATTCCCGTTTCGTCAGAGACTTCCTTAGCCCACGCGGAAACCTGCTCCTTGCGCTTGTATTCGTCGTTTTCGGCCTTGAAAGCCTTGACCTGCGCCTTGAGGCCGTCGCGTTCTGCGACTGTCGCATCCAGGCTTGCGGCCTTGCTCTTCAATTCCTCGTAATCGCTGTACTTGCTTCGCTCGCGCTGCAACCTGCCCTCGATGATTCGGTTCAGGTCTTCCTGCGTCGCGGGCGGCGTGTACGCCGCTCCTTGCTGCCCGTTGCCGGCGGCTTGTGCGTTGTTGTCCCCTTGCGGGTTGTTGTTGGTATCCTCCATCGAAGATGCCCCTTTCTTTCCGCTTTCGCGTGCTATATATCCTCGGCAGGTGCTTTCGCATCTGTTGAGTGTCAACATTATAACGCCTTAGCGATAGCTGCTAATGAGCTTTGCCGTGCTTTTCCTCATACGCCCTGTTCCATTTGCCCTTGTCGGCTATCTTGAGGTATTCCTGGTGTAGAGCGTCCGGGTCGTACCCTTCCACCACGGGATTCTTCGAGAACGAGACCACCGGCATGCAATCGCAGTCGGTATGGTACGAGTTGCCCTTTCCTCCCGCCGCCTCTTCCGTGTGATAGACCCAGCCGCGCGACGCGAGCATAAGGCAGAACTCGCACGTCTCCGCCCCCGTAGGCACGCGGGCGTACCTCGCCCCGTCTCGCTTCGCGTTCCTGTAGACCGTGTTCCTCGCTGGCTGCTTCGTGTAGTAGTCGATGGCGCTGTCGAGGACGGATCGCGCCCGCTGGTACTCTCCTCGCCTGATAAGGTCGCTTGCGAAGTAGACGCTTTTCACGATCTTTCTTCCGTACGTCTCCGAAAGCTCGGCAGGAACCAACCTGCCCGTCGATGCGACCATGACCGCCTCGTACATTTCCGCCGCAGCCGTTGCCGCTGCTTCGCCGTACTTGTCTACCAAACCAGGCAGCAGGTCGAGCAGGAGCGATATTGAATAGTCCTTGTCTTCAAAGTCCAGCATCGCCCACACTTTGGCGAAGTCGTTTCTGGCGGCTTTCGAGCAGCCTTTAACGGCCTTGAAGTAGTCCGCGTAAACGTCACTGTTCATTCAGATTCGCCTCTTGATCTTCGCCGCTTTCCTCAACGTCGGGCTGCGCGGCTATCTTTTCCAGTATCGCTTCCCTGTCTATGCGCTTCTTGTCGCTCTTGATGCGCACTATCTGGCCTTCATCGAATCCCAGCTCCTCAAGGCAAACGTCGGTTTCTGCGAGCCACGGCACGGTGGACACGCGCTTGACCATAGCGTCCGCCTGTGCGGCAGCGCTTGGCATCGAGGGGTTCTTGAACTTGGGGCGTATGCTCTTTATCGAATCGTCCAGCCTGTCAACCGTCGTTTTGGCGGCGATCGCGTGGACGAGGAGGCCGACGTTCCGAAGCGCCTCTCCGTTCGTGTCGTTGAGGCTTTCCGCCTCGATTATCAGGTAGTTCTCCGCCGCCCGTATGGCCTCTGCGCTGCTTGGGTTGTCCTGGACGATTCCGAACGCCGTTATCGGGCAGTTCGTCTCCGCCGCCATCATGCAGCTTAGATTGCGAAGGTAGGATATGTGAGGCTCCATGCTCCCCTGCGCAAGCTGCCCGAAGGTCGGACGCTCCCCTGTTTCGGGGTTGTCCGTCATGGCGAAGATATTTCCGACGTACGCGCTCCAACCGCCGTCTTCGCGCATCCTCTCGATAAGCTCGTCGGAAACGCCGAGCGCGTACTTCTGCGGGCTGGTGAAGAACTCCGCCGACACCTCGGATCGCAAGCACGCCCTCATGGCGCTGTCCGTTATGCTCATTACGGTCCTGGTGATGCGGGATCGGCCCATAGGGCGGTCGAGGTCGGGACGGTAGAAAAGCGGCTCTATGAGCGGCCTCCCCTGCGAGTGCGGCAGACGGTTCGCCGTCCATACCGCCCCCTTGCGCATCTCTATAACCGCTTCGTCGGTGTACAGGTTCACCCAGGTGGGCGCTTTCGTCTTATCGTCCACCTCAACTATCGTCATGCCGCACTCGACGCGCTTGCGTCTGCTGTCCCATATCACCGCGCCGTTCTCCGCCGAATAGAACGACACGAGAACAGGCGGCTCCCCTGCCGCTCCCGCCGACACGGTTATGAAAGCGCACGAATGGATAAGCTCGCTGCTGACGGCCTGCGGGTACATGAGGCGGAATCGGTTGTCCGTCAGTATCCGCTCGATGCCCTCGACCTCGCTGTCTTCGTACACGAAGCCGTCGAAGCGCGATCGCACCGCAAGCATGTCCACCGCCTTAGCCGGCCACCCGAGGCACGTTTCGAGGGAGCGGAGCTGCGGCGGGATGGATATTCCCAGATCCTTCAACTTGTTCTTCTGCCTGTAGTACCGCTTCTTGATGATGTTCCTGCCCAGCTTCTTGCTCCATGTCTCATAGAGCCTTTGCATCTGGTCTTTCTCGGATGCCGTAAGCCCCGCAGGGTTCGGGGGCGCGGCCATGTTCACCGTCTCGGTCATAGCATCACCTGCTTTCTTCTAGGGTTCCTCTTGCTCGTTATTACCGCCCAGTGGGCTAGAGCCGCCGATTCTATCAGCGTCGTGTCTACTTCTCCGCCGAAGCCCCAGCCGCCGCTTCGGCCTATCTCGCGCTTTTCCGCCCCTGTGGCGGATTCGTTGAGGGCGGGCTGGTCGTAGTGCGTCAACGACTCCTCGCCGACGGCGTTCACGAACATGCTTGCCGCCGTTATCACGTCCTTAGCGCCCGGAATCGTGATAGCCGCCCTGTTCCTCACTCCCGCCTGTCTCAGCTCCTCGACAAGCGATCCCTGCCAGTGAAGCCCGTCTATCGCCACGGTCGATGCCGCGCCCATCCTCGGGGCTATCCACTCGACCAGCCACGAAAGCCCGTCGCTCATGGAGCGGTGCTGCACTATCTCGACGTGAACCTTTCCTCCGTCTCCGATGGCGGCAACGGCAAGCGATGCCACCGCGCCGTCGGGGGAGAACTTGACCCCGTATGCGGTCTTTCCCTCCGTGTCGGGATCGTCGGTCGCGCATTTCGCCCAGTCTTCCTTGTCTATGGCCTTAGAGGCGGCAACTGCGTCGTACCACATGGCGAGGCGTTCCCTCGCGAAGCCGTCTGGTGACATTTGCTTGTATTCGCCCTCTATGACCGTGAGGTCGAGGCGTATTCCCAGCGCGGGGTTGCACGATGCCCATACTTTCGGGTCGGACATGTCGCAGTCCATGCTCTCGATGCTCCATTCGTGCCATGAAAGCCTATCGTCGGATCTCTCGTGAGCTATCTTCCTCGTTCTGCCGTACACCTCGCCTGTGGCGTTGTGGTTCGGAGGAGTCCCCACCATGATAAGCTGCGGGTTGTCGAGCGGAGCCGCCGAGATCGTCGGCATGAGGGCTTCTAGCTGCTCGTCTGTAAGCTCCTGAACCTCGTCCATCACCACAACATCGACGGTGAAGCCTCGCGCCGCGCCTCTCGACCTGGCGGAGAACTCGATCGAGCCGCCGTTTATCAGCACTATGGCCTCCTGGCCGTTTGTTCGCCGTATCTGCGCGACCATAGCGGCAAGCTCGGGATATTCGCGGTCGTTCTCGAAGAATCCGGCGAGGCGGAGGAACGCCTTTCGAGCGGTCTTGACCTCGTGGGCGGTGTGCAGGATCTTCTCGCCGAGAATCGCCATTCCGTACAGTTCCCGCATCTCCAACACGGCGTTCTTGCCGTTCTGGCGCGGGACGAGGACTCCGCATCTGAAAGAGGTGTACTTGTCGTTCTCGTCCCTGCCGAGCCATGAGTCGAGGATAGCCCGCTGCCACGGGTCGGGCGTTAGCCCGTATGCCGACGCGAGATGCGCGGCATCCTCGCCGTCCGTGTAGGCGTATTGCGGCACGAGGGCTATGCGCGGGGTCTGCTCCCCTACAACCTTGCTCATTCTGCCGCCGCCTTTTTGGCGCGTTTCCTGGCGCTGCTGAGGAGTACCACGTTGAGCGGGTTATCGCCCTTCTTCCTGCTGTTCTCGCGCTCGATCTGCTCTATCTCGGCGTTCACGTCTCGAAGCTGCCTCGCCACCGATGTTACCACCCTGGCATCGGTCGACTTGTCCGCTATCGCCGCGAGCTTGTTGCGGATCGCCTTGAGCATGGTGAGGGTGTCCCCGTTGGTAGCAGCGTCGGCTATCTCGGTGCTTTCGCTGTCCTCGTCATCCTCGCCTATCACCGTCTTGATGAACGCGGCCGCGTCGGTGTCCCCCTGTACCGCCGCTTGCATCTGCTTGACCAGCATGGCCTGTTCCAGCGTCATGTTCGCGCCGTTCAGGTCTTTCATGGTCGAAAGCTGCGAAAGACCTCCCTCTTTCATGGGGAGGTTCAGCAGGTCTTTTGCGGTCTTCTTCATGGTGTCGGATTCACCTTCTAGCTTGTTTTTTTCTCGGGGGGGTATAGGCGC